TTATGGCTAAGCAGACTAACTACAGTCCCACGTTCCCGATGTATCCGGGCGGGGCTGCTACGTTCACAAACAGCGACACGGTTAATTTACCAACCCCCAGCGTTATTTATGTTGGCGGTGCTGGTAACGTAAAAGTCACTACCGCGCAGAATGATGAAGTTGTATTTTTAGGTTTACTGGCTGGGCAAGTAATCCCCGTACAGGTAATCCGCGTATGGTCTACTTCCACCACAGCTACAAACTTGCTACGCATCTACTAGCATGATCACGATAAGCTTTGCCATTAACGGCTTCTCGGATGCCCTGCATCTGGCTGACGACCACGGCCTAACCGATGCTGAGATTGAGGCAATGAAACAGGACCGATACGACAAGTGGTGGGACTTTATTAACACCCCGCCGCCTGTGGTTGATGGGCCAGTGGTGCCCTTTGTTTGGCCGACTGACAAGCCGATTGTGGAGTAGTCATGGCAACTTATTATTGGGTTGGTGGAACTGGAACGTGGAGTGGAACAGGAAATACGCAGTTTGCTATAACTTCAGGCGGGGTTGCTACTGCTTTAAACCCTACCGCTGCTGACACGGTAAACTTTGACGCTAACTCAGGCACAGCAGCTAAGGTTACAGTCACATCTACTGCGGTATCGTTAAGCACTACAATCAACAAATCAGATATTGAGTTATCGTTATCTGGAAGCCCTACGTTATGCACGGCGGCGGGCACTTGTACGCTTACTGCGGGAACTTTAACGCTTAACACTTTTACGTTGTCAACAGGCTTGTTTAGTTCTAGCAACAGCAATACTCGTACGCTAGCTTTTGGTACGGGTAACATTACGCTGACAGGCATTAGCGCTACAATTTTTAATACAGGTACTGTAACGGGCATGACCATTACGGGCACGCCTGTGGTCAACTGTACGGGAACTACTGGCACATCTGTTCAAACCAGAAACTTTACTGCTGGCGCTCACGGTGAATCTCAAGCCATTAGCGTTAACATAAATTCGGGAACGAGCGCTGTAGACATTTTTAGGTTGGCTACAACTAGCGGATCATATAAAGATGTAACATTCTCCAGCACATTTACTGGAACATTACAAATAGCCAATAACATATTTGTGTATGGTAATTTTGATGTTGGTGGGGTTACGGCATACACTTTTTCAGCAAGTACGGCAATTATTACTTTTGGTGCTGCATCTGGCACGCAAAACATTAATTTTCGGTCTACTCAATTTGGCACAGCAACAATAGCCAACGGCGTTGTGTTTGGTGTTGCGGGGTCAACGGCTACTACTTATGTCCTAACAAACGGATTTACTGCATTATCAACGGCAACAATAACAACCACCCTTACCGCTGGTACGCTGAACCTGAACAACTTTACGCTGACTACGAACTTGTTTAGTTCAAGCAACTCCAATACTCGCGTACTTGCATTTGGCACAGGTAAGATTGTATTAACTGCTACTTCTGGCACTCTTTTTACAACATCTACTGCAACGGGATTAACAGTTACTGGAACTTCTCCGCTGATTCAAGCAACCGCTGGAGGTGCTGGTACGCGAACCATTACTATGGGCGCGGCTGGTGAAACTAACGCTATCAGCTTAGACGTAACTGCTGGCTCAGACATTATTTCGCTTTCTACAACAAGCGGTGCGTATAAAAATGTAAACTTTACAGGGTTCACTGGTACGGTTTCCATTCAAAATTCAATTTTTGTTTTTGGGAATTGGAATTACGGCGGCACGACTATACAAGGTGTGGGTACAGGCACAGTAACTTTTGCTGCTACATCTGGAACAAAAACCATTACGTCAAACGGCTTTAGTTTTCCGGGGAATGTAACTTTCAACGGCGTGGGCGGCACTTGGGCATTGCAGGATGCCATGACGGTTGGTTCTACCGTTATTACTACGCTGACCAACGGTACGTTAGATTTGAATGGCTACACGCTAACTACTGGAAGTTTTTACTCAAGCAACACCAACCTCCGTGTACTTGCATTTGGTACGGGTAAGATTGTTGTTACTTCAAACAACAGCGCACCAATTAATTTTGACACCGCAACAAACTTTAGTTATACCGGAACTTCAAATTTTGAAGCTTACTATACTGGCGCTGTAGGTGTAAGATATTTTGATATTGGAGATATCGCAGGCGGTAGTGAAGCAGTAGCAATGAACTTAAAAGTTACTGCGGGAACTGATACTGTTTATATTTACATACATTGGAATAACGTAGACTTTACTGGCTTTTCTGGTACGCTTGGCAACCTTGGAAGTAAGATTTTGTACGGTAGTTTGACTTTAAGTTCAGGAATGTTCTTAGAACAGGCGGCGCTTCAAACAATTACTTTTGCCGCCACCTCTGGCCCAAAGACAATTACCAGCGCAGGAAATACAATAGATTATCCAGTAACGTTTGACGGCGTAGGCGGAACATGGGCCATGCAGGATGCGTTTACGCTAGGTTCTACTCGGACACTGACATTCACCAACGGCACTGTTCAACTAAAGTCCGGCACAACCAGCACCGTAAATTCGTTTGTTACTACCGGCACAAACCAAAAATACCTGCAAGCTACAACGCCCGGAACACAAGCAACGATTAGTCAAGCAAGCGGAACTGACTCGGTGACGTACTTGCACATCACCGACAGCAGCGCCACCGGAGGGGCGGTGTGGGACGCCACGTCAACGACCAACACAAACGGCGGTAATAATACGGGCTGGCTGTTTACAAAGCCTCCCGTTTCCGGCTTCTTCACATTCTTCTAAGGACAGAACATGGCTGCATCAGGTTTCACCCCCATTAAGCTGTACTACAGTGCCACTACAACCAATGTGCCATTGGCTGCCAATTTGGCTGCTGGCGAGCTTGCCATCAATACGTTTGACGGCAAGCTGTTCTACAAGGACTCCAGCAACGTGGTGCAGGTGATTGGCACCAAGGGTGGTGTAGGTTCCAGCACCACAACTCAGGTGCTGTACAACAGCAGTGGGCTTGTTGCAGGCTCTTCCAACTTGACGTTTGACGGCAATAATTTAGGCATTGGTACTACAAGTCCAACGTCTAGGCTCCATGTAGAAGGGGCAAACGTAACTTTAACTGTAAAAGCATCTTCGGGCTTTGCAGCACAAGTATTAAATGCTGCAACTAGCAATGTTTCTTTGGTTGCATTTCAAGCCAATAGCGTAGATCAAGCCAGAATTATTGGTGATACAAGTACATTGCAATTTTGTACGGGTTCAGCCAACACAGAACGTATGCGTATCGACTCTAGCGGCAACGTAAACCTCAATAACAACATATCTTTGCAGTTTAAAAATAGTGGCGGCACAGATTTGGCAATGCTTACAATAAATGGCTCTAATAATTTTATTTATGGGCCATCGGGAGCATTTACAGGACAGCATATATGGTACAGAAGTGGCGCAGAGGCTATGCGTATTGATGCACTCAGTAACCTAGTGTTGCTTAGCGGTGGCGCAATTAACGATGCCAGAGCGAAATTAGACATTCAAAATAATTCAGCAGGTTTACAAACAACTGGATTACACCTCGGTTATTCAGCGGCTGATTTTTACGGTTCTCGTATTGTCAATGTAAGTAATCCCTCCGCAACTGCGGCTGGATTATTTAAAATTCAACAAGGAACTACTGGCGCATGGCGAGATGATTTTGTTATTAATGACAGCGGCATTGTTACTATGTCAGCGTATGGCGCTGGTGCAGCAACATTTTCAGCGGCTGGCGTCATATCTTCTGTTTCAGATGAAACATGGAAAATTAAAGACGGTGCTCCTGTTGACCCTGATTCTATGCTTAACAAGTTGGAGCCTGGGTATTGGTATTACAACGAAGAGAAAAAAGAAACTTTTGGAACTGATAGGCAGCTAGGTTTTTACGCGCAGAATGTAAATTCTGCAATTGGCCCAGAAGCAGCACCAACCCCAGAAGAGGGAAAGCCGTGGGGTTACTATGACCGTTCTGTTTTGGCGGTAACTGTTATGTCTTTGCAAAAAGCACTTGCAACTATTGAATCTCTAACCGCCCGTATTGCGGCACTGGAAGCGCGATAAACATAGATGCACTAGTACGCAGAATTTTAGTCATGGACCCCTTTACCGCTTTTGCCGCTGCCCAAGCTGCCATAAAGGGTATCCAAGCCGCGATTAAAATGGGCAAGGACCTTCAAGGCATTAGCGGTGACTTGATGAAGTTTTTTGAGGCAAAGGATGTTGTAGCCAAGGCCGCTACACAGCCCAAGAAGACGTTTGGGAAGTCGGACACGGCGCAGGCGTTTGAGTCGGTCATGCACGCCAAGATGCTGCAAGACGCTGAGGATGAACTAAAGCAACACCTGATCTGGTCAGGCCAAGCTGATGTGTGGCAGGCTATCATGGTAGAGCGCAACAACATCGTGGCTAAACGCAAGAGCGAAGAAATTGCGGCAGAGAAGGCCAAGGCAAAGCGCAAGCAAGAGATTGAGGAAGCTATTACGATTGTGCTGCTAGCCATTACTGGCGCTGGTCTGGTGACACTTGTCGCATGGGGCACGATGGAATACGTTGACTTTATGGAGAGGCATTGACATGAATTGGTCAGACGTGATGAAGGCGGTGGTTCCCATCGTCGTTGCTTCTTTGGCATGGCTCCTTGGTGAAGTGTCGTCGTTCAACACTCGATTGACCAAGATTGAAGGCTCAATGCCTGCGCTGATTACATCTCAAGGTGTGCCTACGGACAGTCCGTTGTCGGCTGAAGCGCGGCATAAGCTCAAGGAAGAGATATACAAAGAAATTAACAGCTTGCACGTCAAAGTGACGTTGCTTGAAGAACGCCAGAAAGGTAAATGATGGTACTCGACTCAATTCTCGGGATCGGCAACAAGCTGATCGACAAGTTAATCCCTGACCCAGAGGCCAAGGCCAAAGCGCAGCTTGAGCTGGCTACGCTTGCCCAGAACGGTGAACTCGCCAAGATGGCGAACGACACCAAGATGTTTGAGGTGGAGCAACAAAACACCACGGACCGCTGGACAGCAGACATGGGGTCAGACTCTTGGCTATCCAAAAACATCCGCCCGATGGCTCTTATAGCCATCTTCGTGGGTTTCTTTACGTTCACAATGATGTCGGCTTTTGGGTATAACGCCCAAGAAACCTACGTCCAGCTTCTTGGCCAGTGGGGACAGATTATCTTCTTGGCGTATTTTGGTGGCCGCACCGTTGAGAAACTGGCCGACATGAGGAGTAAAAAATGAACCTCTCACCACACTTCACCCTTGAAGAACTGACCGTAACCGATCACCGGACGCTGGACAACTCACCCAAGCAAGAAGAGATCAGCAACCTCCAGCGACTGGCGCAATTTCTGGAGCAGGTCAAGACTGCCCTGGGAGGCAAGCCTGTGATGATTAATTCTGCGTTTCGATCTAAAGCCGTCAATGACGCAGTTGGTTCCAAGGACACCAGCCAGCATCGTATTGGCTGCGCGGCAGACCTACGTATCCCCGGAATGACCCCCGATCAGGTAGTACGTACCATCATTGCTGCGGGTTTACCCTACGACCAAATCATCCGTGAGTTTGATGCATGGACGCACATCAGCGTACCCAACCATTCCAACCACCCTCCGCGGCGTCAAGCTCTTATAATTGACAAATCTGGCACAAGAAACTATTCTTAGGTATAAAATGGACACGCAACTACTTTTTAACATTGCAGTTGGCTTAATAGCGTTCTTTGGAGGCTGGGTGATCAATAGCATTACACGATCTTTAGAACGCCTTGACACCGACGTGCGCGATATGCAAAGAGAGTACGTCACTAAAAATGACTACCATCGCGATATTGATGAAATAAAAGCCATCTGCAAGCAGATCTTTGATAAACTTGATGCCAAGGCTGATAAATGACTACACCTGCAGCAGTTTTAACATACGATACGCTGACTAGTCTTGTTCAACAGTACTTGGAGCGTAAAGATGCTGCTGTTGTCGCATTTATCCCAACTGCCATTATGCTGGCAGAGTTTGAGATAGCTGAAAACATTAAGACGCTGGGGCAAATGATTGTTGCTAACAGCAATATGAATATTGGCAACCCAGTTATTGCAAAGCCTGCACGTTGGCGCAAAACTGTGTCAATGACATTAACTGCAGTAGATGGTACAACGCAACCAATTTTGCTTAGGAAATTGGAGTACCTTAAGCAATATTGGCAGAACGTATCAACCACTGACACGCCACTTTTCTACGCTGACTATGACTATGACAATTGGTACGTAGCGCCTACTCCAAGCGCAGCATTTGCGTTTCAAACGTTGTGTTATACACGACTGCAGCCACTAGCATCTGACAATCAGACTAATTGGATTACGCAAAACGCGCCTAATGTAATGCTCTTTGGCACGTTAAAGCAGACTGCGCCCTTCTTAAAAGATGATGCGCGACTTGCCGTGTGGTCACAACTGTTTGACACAGCACTTGCTGCTTTAAAAACTGAAGAGCAATTGCGTATTGGCGACCGACAAACTGTTGCACAGGACTCTTAACTATGACTTCTTACACCAATGCGTTAACAGGGCAAACCATCAGCCCCTCAGCGGTTAGCTATGAGTCGCTGTCAATCAGCGTTACTACAGAGTTGCAGTGGCCGGTAAATGGTAACACCACTACCCCGGTGAGCAATATCATTGACGTAACAGCTACTACGACCGGATTGTTGCTAAAAATGCCCCCTGCGCAACAGGTATCAACCGGGCAGTCCGTGCTGATACGCAACGTAGGAACCAACACCTTCACAGTGACTGACAACTCCGGCAACACCATTGTTGCCATAACCACGGGCGTCGCGCAGTTTGTCTTCATCACCAACAACACCACAACCAATGGGGTGTGGGCTTCGGTGGTGTTTGGCGCGGGCACGTCGTCGGCCAATGCCGCCGCGCTTGCAGGATACGGTCTTTTGGCGTCTGGCTTAACTCTTAATCAGGTATACCCAGTAATCTCGTATGGCTCGTCCTATACACTTACTGCTGCCAACAGCGCTGATTTAAGTGTGTGGACAGGTGGCGTAGGCACACTCACATTGCCCTCAGCAGCAACTGTAGGGACAGGCTGGTTTATTACCATTAAGAACAATGGCACAGGCATATTAACTATCAGTCCGGTAGGCGCTGAGACCATTGATGGTGGCGCCTCGCAGCAATTACAATTGACAGAGTCTATAAGTCTTGTTTCCAATGGCGCAAATTGGAACAGCTTTGGCATTGGGCGGTCAAACACTTTTGCGTATACACTGCTATCTGCAGTTGTCACCGGTGGAACGCTTACGCTGTCTTCAGCACAAGCTGCAAATACGTTGCAGTCTTACACAGGCGCACTCACAAGCAATCAAATTGTGATTGTGCCTTCTACCGTGCAGTTGTACACATTTACCAATAACACCACAGGGTCGTTTACATTTACAGTTAAGACTGCCGTTGTTGGCGGTGCAGCTGTAACTGTTGCGCAAAGCACATCATTAGTGCTTATTTGTGATGGCACCAATGTCTACAATGCAGCTTCAGGCGCTTCTAGCTCAATTACATCGTTAACGGTGGGTAATGGCTCTCTTTCAGTGCCTTCGCTTAAATTCACAGGTGATGTAAACACTGGCGTTTACTTGCCTGCGTCAGGCCAGTTAGGGTTTGTGGTTGCCAATCTTTTGGCGGGCTATTTCAGCTCCACTGGGCTTACAGTAACTAATGGCATCAGCGGAGGCACGTTCTAATGACTGCTGATGTAATATCACTGCTTATACCGCCAGGTATTCAGCGTGATGGCACGGTATTTGATTCACCTATGTATGTTGCGGGTGTTTGGGTGCGCTTTCAGCGTAAGCGCCCTCGTAAAATAGGCGGCTACAACGCAATCTTTCTAAATGCAGCCGAAATTAGCCGCGGCATGATTATGCAATCCACACAAGGGCTTAACTATGTGTATTCTGGCTCGGCAAGCTATGTACAGCAATGGTCAACGTCCAATACTTCTGGCATAGGCAATGGCCCAACCAATATACTTACATCAGCAACCGCGGATTTTACAGTAAGCGCAAATAATTTATGGCAGTTTGACATAGGCAATAATCTTTCTGGCGCAGGTATACAAATTGTTGCGCATCCAGGGCAGAATCTTGCTGCAATTGATAGTACTGTAAACACGCCCGTTTTGTCAGGCTCATTTCCAGGTGGCGCGCTAACAAAAGTAGGTGTATTTACAGTAAGCGGCACCATTGCAGGCATCAACTTTACCATTGCTGCTGCCAATTACCTAATTGACGTGGGGCAGTCTGTTACAGGCGGCGGACTTCCTGCAGGCACAACAGTTGCGTCGTCTACAGTAAGTGGCTCTGTAACTGTTGTAACACTATCAGCAGCAGGCACAGCAGGCGCGCAGTCATTGACATTTGACAACAACATCTCTGTATCAGGTGGCGTTGTTATGTTGTACCCATACCTGTTTGTGTATGGCAATGACGGATATGTGCAAAACTCTTCTGCAGGTGACTTTGATAACTGGGTTGCCCCTGACGCCAACAACACCAATATTTCAGCTACAAAAGTAATAAAGGGCATATCATTGCGTGGGGGTACAGCGTCGCCCTCAGGTTTGTTTTGGTCACTTGACCAGTTGACTCGAATTAGCTATTCGCCTACGCCTATTGGTAGCTCTACACAATACTGGCGTTCAGACATCATCTCAACACAGACGTCCATTCTTTCATCACAATGCGTGATTGAGTATGACGGCTTGATCTTTTGGATTGCCGTAGATCGCTTTATGGTGTATAACGGTGTAGCACAAGAATTGCCTAATGGCGTCAATCTAAACTTCTTCTTTGACAATCTTAATTACAGTCAGCGCCAAAAAGTATGGGCAGCAAAAGTGCCTCGTTGGGGCGAGATTTGGTGGTTCTATCCAGCAGGCGACGCCACTGAGTGTAATAACGCCATCATCTACAACGTGCGTGAGCAAATATGGTACGACGCAGGTTTTGCGCCTGGCGCTAAGCGCTCAGCGGGTGTGTTCTCAGAAGTCTTTAGATACCCCATATGGGCAGACAACGTGGTGAATTCTGCTGCAACGTTTACGTTGTGGCAACATGAGTTTGGCAAGAACCAGATTTACTTAACAACGCTGGATGCTATTCAAAGCTACTATGAGACTAATTGCATTGGGTGGGTAACAGGCGGACCAGGTCAAAACTCTATACAAGGCGCTAATCGTTGGATACGTCTTGAGCGTGTGGAGCCTGACTTTGTGCAAGTTGGAGAAATGAGTGTAACTGTTATTGGTGCAGGTTACGCAGATGAGGTAGACACGTATTCAGACCCATACTACTTTGATCAAACAACATACAAAATAGACATGCGTGAGCAAGTACGTGAAATGCGGTTACGCTTTGAGTCAAACACATACAACGGTGACTACGAGACAGGCAAAGTATTGCTTAGTGTCAGTGTTGGCGATGAGCGCAATACAGGAAACCCATAATGACTACGTATGACCCACGCGGTATGACATGGGACCAATGGTGCGCACTAATGATTGAGCTTTTTGCTGCACAGCAGTTAAGCAAGTACCCTGAAGATAAGTGGCAGGAATGGGCTGGGACACTGCAAGGTATTGGGTATTTTAATAATTCAGCTGTGCCTGATGCACGTGCATTTACCGACTGGAAAAGTTGGGCAAGCGCACTGGTTGGCATTATGTCAATAAGGAGATAGATATGCCCGGTCCAAATTTTCCGTACCTTAGAGAGGAGATTAATGCAAATACACCCGGAGCAGTGTATGTTCCTAGGACTGGTGGGGGGATGGGCGGCTCTGGGGGGTATTATTACGTAGACCCAAAAGTAGAAGCACAGATCAATGATGCTGCGCTGCTGGCCCAAGGTCCTCCCGGCCCCGGATACGTGTTTCAACCAACAATATTTGCAGGTGCGAGAGGTCAAGCAGGGCAAAGCGGTGGTGAGAAACTAGTTACAGGGCAATGGGTAATCCCTAACAAAGGTGGTGGTGGCTGGCTAGACAGTTTTCTGGGCAACCCCCTTGGGACAATCGCCAACACCGTTACAGATTTTGTCAAGGACCCTGCCAAATCAACTACTCAATTTTTTGAAAACCCAGGGGTAAAAGAGGCGGCTGTATTAGCTGCGCTATATGCTGGCTTGCCGGGATTAGAAGCGGGCGCTGCTGGAACGGCGGGTGCTGGCGCTGCGGGTGCTGATGCGTTGTTGGCTTCTGAACTTGCGGCATATCCAACTGCTGGGATAGTTGGATCGGGTGCTGCTGGTGCTGGACTAACGTCTTTGGCGCCTGAGATTCTTACCGCCGGTAGTGCGCCGGGAGCATTAGCCGCTACCTTGCCTGCATATGTTGCTCCTACTGCTGCGGAGCTTGTTGCCGCAGGAACCACCGCTGGCGGAACACTTACAA